GGGCATTAAAGACACCGGTAGGAAGGAAAATTCAATTGCAGAACAAAACGCAATAAGAAAACAAAATCAAGAAACACAATAAGGACTAATTAAACCAAACCTTGTTCGAAAACAAGGAACGCAGGGACACAGGCAAGTACCTAGCAAACAATTCAGGACTCATATGCTGCTCCGCGGAAATTGCGACAGCAGCAGCCTCAGGAGTATCGGGATTAGCAAATTCCAACAAACCCAGGTAATTGACCCACTTGTCCATAGCAGAAGGATCTCGTGACTCTAAAATCATCGTGCGGTAAAGAATCCCGCCGGCTGAATACTCTGGCACTTCACCACCAAGCTCGAAACCGCTAAACTCACCACGCATGCCATTCTGATCCTTAAATTCCCAAGGGGAATCTGGGAACACGGCAGACAATGCGAAGCGATCAATGGCACTGTCGTCACCATTAATGGCTACGGTGTCTTCACTGGTCACAGCATTAATCAATGAAGTGACAACAGCACGACGGATTGAATTGAGCGACCATGTGTAACGATCTCCTGAATTCTGCATGGTGCCCATAGTGCCATGTTGGCTATTAGAGGACAGGCGGCGGTCAATGTATGCTGAAACGTAATCAGCTGGAAAGCCGCAACGTCTCATGACATGCACATCAAAGTTTAACATGCCAGCGTCACAGCCCACATCCCAACGCGTGACATCAGAAGAATAAACACCATTGTTGACGCGCCAGCGTTTCCGATAAGAATCGATGAACTGTTGAGGGCTCATCCGTCGGTAAAACATGAAATTCGCCGGAAACGCATCAACCAGCTCATCCTCTAGAAACAACGCGAAGGGGGCATCGGTAAGGGTCTGCTGGATGTCATACTCATGAACAAGCTGGCCAGGAATCGCCTGCACTTTGTGCCGCTTTTCGTCCTTCTTGATGACTTGATTCTTGAGTGTAATCTTAATGTCGGCACCAGTACGAAGTGGATCATGAGCGGCAATCTTTGACATGACCGCCTCCTGAGTACGCGTAGAAGTGTACTCAACTACACTCCTGTCAACATACTCGGCGTGTTTTGTCGGACTCCAGCGAGGGGCATGAGGAATGAGCTTGTCAAACTCATCGCACATGTCTTTTCTACTGCACTGCAACATACGTCTCTCGTTTTGCATCTGGGTCTTAGCACTCAAACGCTTCTCGACAGACAGAAAGTACGTCGCAGTGTCAGCACGATTGTGCACATGCGGGTTGACGAAAGCCACTTCCTTAAACTGGTTAGTGGCTCCGCCACGGCCGGCAAGCTCTCGATTTTCCTTTGCCACCCAATGCGTCTCCCTAATAAACTCGTCGACCGGAGGAGCGGCAGAAGCCTCATGTTGCGTAACGCCCCCCTCATCAGCAATACCTTCACAAGCAAAATGAGAAGTTGCAGGCTGAGCGACAAGTTGGAAGTGGTCAGATGAGACAGATGACCC